GTAACCGACGGATCCTGCCCGTGGTGGCCGCAAGCATTGACTGGGATGCCTACGATGCCATTGACAAGACCGACCTATTCATTGAGTGCTACCATGCCATCCAAACCCACGGAAGCGATGCCTGGCAGTTGTCCAAAGCCGAGATCGCAATCCTCAACGATCGGACCCAACTGAATGTCCAGCCCGCCGTGGAGAAAGAACTCCTGCTCAAATTGTTTACCATCCCCGATCGGAGCGATGACCCCGAAGGCAAGTGGTTAACCAACTCCGAGATCAAGGATGTCATTGAAACCTGCACCCGCCAGCATGTGTCCGCACACAAACTTGGAGCCATCCTAAAGTCGCTTGGGTGTCAAAAAGTATGCCGAAGGGAGCGGAATTTCCTCGGATGCTATTTTGTAGTCAGAAATTACGAAAGAAGTGACTACGCCCAAACGCCTACTAATCAAGGCATTCCGTTTTAAGTAGTCAGTGTAGTCAGTTTTGACCCCTATTTTACATTGGCAATATATACGAGCGTGTGCATGTGTGCATGTGTAATGTATATCTACTCATAAGAAAAAAAGTAACTACAAGTGACTACACTGACTACAACCGCCTCTACGCTATCAGGAAGGCCGTTTTTTGTAGTCACTTCTCAAAAACCAAAGTGACTACAAGTGACTACGCTCCGACCCTACCAAAACCAAGCCATTGACCAAATGCGGACAAGTATCGCAGATGGCAAGAGGCACATCATCCTGTGCGCTCCAACGGGAAGCGGCAAGACCGTCATGTTCACCTTCATGGTGGCATCGGCCCTCCAGCGGGGGAAACGGTGCATCATCTTCACCGATCGGGTTGAACTGCTGAAACAATCCAACGGTGCGCTGGATCAGTTCGGCATCGTGCCAACCCTCATTGAAGCGGGCAAACCCCGACTGGATGTTTCGGGCAACTGCTTCATTGCCATGGCCCAGACCTACGCCCGACGCAAGAACAAGGCCGACTATGCCGATCTCATGGCGGGAATGGACCTGGTAATCATTGACGAAGCCCACAAGCAGACCTTCAACCCGCTACTTGCAAGCATCCCCGCCAAGGCCGTGGTCATCGGGGCCACCGCAACACCGCTGCGTCGTGGGAACCAAGAATGCCTGTCCAAGTTCTACCAGGCACTCCACAACCCTGTGCAGGTCGGGGAACTGATACGCCAAGGGTTCCTTGCCAGTCCTGTCACCTACGGGACAAACTTGGACTTGTCGGGAATCGGGATGCGGGGCGATGACTACGATACCCAGCAGATGGCAACGGTCTATTCCAAGCGGAGGGTGTTTGACGGCGTTGTCAAAAACTACGGTAGGCATTGCAGGGGCAAGAAGGCGATCCTGTTTGCGAGCAATATTGCATCCAGTATGGAAGTATGTGCCGCTTTGCAGAACGCAGGCCATAACGCCAGGCATGTCGATGGGATTATGGGCAAGCAGGAGCGGTCCGATGTGCTGGCGTGGTTCAAGCATACCCCCGATGCTATCCTTTGCAACTGTGACTTAATGACCACGGGCTTTGACGAGCCAACCATTGAGGTGGTAATCCTTTACCGTGCGACCGCAAGCCTGCCTTTGTTCATGCAGATGGTGGGCCGTGGTTCCAGGGTAACCCCAACCAAGCGGGAGTTTACGATTCTTGACTTCGGCAACAATGTGAACCACCACGGGTTTTGGGAAGCAAGCCGTGACTGGTCCATCAAAAAGAAACGCAAGAAGAAATCCGATGGCGTTGGCGGGGCGAAGAACTGCAAGGGATGCGAGGCGATTATTCCCGTTGGGGCGATGAAGTGCAAGCATTGCGGCTACGAGTACCAGCGCAAGCCCCAAGAGCAGGGCGAAATGGTGGACCTGCACCTGATGACCAAGGCCCAGGGCATGCAGTTGGCCACGACCAGCAGCATGTACCAAAAGGCACAACTAGCGAAGGCCAAAGTAATTTCACCGTTCTGGGTGTTGCACAACCAATGCAAGAGCAAAGCCGAAGCCTTGGAGTTCATCCGCTACATGGGATGGAAGCCAGGCTGGGCCTTCCACAATAAAGACCGTTTCCCAATCCTAAAATAACTTACCCATGCAAGAGTTCAAGATTCAAGCCGAGTGCTTCCAATGGCACTGGAATAACTTTCCCGACCAGCGTGGTCGCTTGTTTACAGTAAACAACAACGCCCCGTCTGCGTATGCTGGAAGCGTGATGAAGGCTATGGGCGTGGTAGCGGGGGTGAGCGACATGATATACCTATCCGCCGCTGGTGCCGTGTTCTTGGAGTTCAAAGACCCCAAGGGCAAGCAGTCCCTATCGCAGAAATGGTGGCAGGGGGTCGTGGAGGCAGTTGGCTACAGGTATGTAGTCATCCGAAGCGTGGAGGAATTTCAGCGGGTGGTCGCAAGTGTGGAATAGTTGTGTAGATTTGCCTATACGCAAGAGCATACAATGAATGAGAAATCGGTCAATAAGCACCCTTATCGCATATAATGAGTGATAAATCCGTCAGCCTACACCCTGACAAACCAATCCCAATCGTCAGAATATAACCTTACCAACCAAACCCCAAACCGATGAAACTATACGCATTCCAACCACAAGGACACGGTGAGCAATCGTTCTTCACTATTGCTAAAAGCGAAGAAGAAGCCATCAAAGCCGTAACCAAGCATATTGAAAAAGTTTACCCAAAGGGCAGTCCTAACGAATACGATGCATACGGATTTGGAACGGACTACTACAAAATGACTGTCATTGAAGAAGGACAGGTCGTTGAGAATAATAACCAATAATCAAACCCCAAACCCATGAAACCAACCCCCACCGATTTCCGCCGCTGGCAGATTCACATCCGCAAGGAGTGCGTGAACTGCGACCGCCCCGACCGTTCCGAAACCATCAAGCCTTGGTCCGTGAACTGGACCCTGCTCGGTAGAATCCTCCAAGCCAAAAACGCATGACAATGCCCTGGACACGACCCCAAGACCAAATGCCCGAGGATAATAAACCCGTGCTGATAACCGATGTAGAAGGGCTGCAAATCGTTGCTTGGTATTCTGTAAGCAACAATATGTGGTACTCCGAGAACCACGCTTGGTTTACCAGCGAAGTCAATTATTGGATGCCAATACCCGAAATCGTTTAAGTCATGACCCCAGCACTCATCCATCATCTCGTTGACACCACCGCAATGATATTCGGCATAACCCCCGACCAGGTGCGGTCCCCGTCAAGGGAACGGCCCTGCGTAATCGCTCGGAATATCGTGGCCGACATTGCATACAACGAATACCTATTCACCTTCATGGCTATCGGGAAGGAGTTGAACCGCCACTACTCCACGATAATTATAAACCTTGAATCCTTCCACAACGACTGCAAGGCCAAGCCGCAACTGCGATACCTTCGGAGGCAAGTTTTCAACAACGCACAGGACTACTTGCAGACGGCTGAGGGGGCTTATATCACTGATACCCTGCAACTTCCGAGCGGAGAATAGCCCAAAACCGCCCAAACACCCAAGGGGTCGGCCTAACCGCTGACCCCTTTTTTTTGCAATCTTTGTGCATGGCATCCGCAGAACACACGATACTGGACCTCTACCGAAGCGGCGAAATCCGCAAAGCCTGCCTAACGATTACAGGAGGCGACCCGCTTTGGAGGGACTTGGAGCAGGAGTGCGTGTTAATCCTGCTGGAGAAAGACCCCGCCAAGATTCTGCAAATCCACGGGCAGGGGTATTTCAAGTTCTATGTGGTTCGCCTGTTGCTGAACCTCTACCGAGGCAAGAACAACCAGTTTGCCCAAAAGTACCGCCACCACGATTTGCTGGAAGAACTGGACCCCGATTCCCCTATCCCACAGTCCGAGTACGATTCACTGATGGACGACCTGTGGGCCATTGCCGAAGCCGAGATGGACACTTGGGCCAAGGACGGGGCGTTCCCCTATGACAAGGAGTTACTGCGCCTCCACCTGCGGACGGGTAACATGAAGAAGTTGTCCCGTGACACGGGCATCCCGTATCGTTCTATAATCTATTCCATTGACCAAGCCAAGGCCAAAATCAAGGCCGCCATTCAATCCCATGGACACGCTGATATTTCCCCTGCTGATTAGTTCGCTCACGGCCCTCGCCATTGCGGAGTACCATGTCCTCCCGCAGGTTTGGTACAAGACCTGGTTCGCAAGGCACAAGCCGTTCTCCTGTGTCACCTGCCTGACCTTTTGGGTTGCGGTCCTGCTCACCTGGTCCACCTGCGGTTGGGTTCTCGCTCCCGTGTACGGCCTCGCCTCTGCGGGGTTGACCGTTGTCATCCTGCAACTGACGAACCGATGACCCAAGCGGAATACCTCACGGCCCAAAAGCACCGCCACTATTGGGAACAGTACCAAGCGGCCCTGTTCATGCGGCTATCACCCGAAGCGGTCCATGACTTGCAGACCATCCTCGTAGCCCATGGACGAACCAACACAAATTGGTGGTGCGCTGACTGCGTAAAATCGGCCCTCCAATACATTTACTCACAAGCGGACCAGTTCGCCGAAGCCAACCAGCATCAAGTCAGCCATGCCCTCAACAACCCCAACCCGTGAACAGTTCCAAACCTATGCCGATTACGGCGAAGGTGTGCGCAATAACGCCAAGCGGGGGATTGAACTCAACGAGCGGAATGGGAACAAGTGTGCTACCCAAACAGGCAAGGTCCGAGCGCAGCAACTTGCAAGCGGTGAGGGGATTTCCCTTGAAACGGTTAAGCGGATGCACTCCTACCTTTCACGGGCTGAAACCTACTACGACAACGCTGATTCCACCAGCGACTGCGGCTACATCTCCTATCTCCTTTGGGGTGGAAAAGCGGCCCTTGGGTGGAGCAGGAATAAACTACGGGAACTTGGCGAACTCGACTAAAGCCCCCAACGATGAGGCCCAAGTGCAAGCCCGCATGGATTCGCTGATGATGGTCATCACGACCCTCTGCGACTGCATTGGTGCGGTGGACGATTCCAACTCGCCCAACGCCTTTGCGGTGAAGATGAAAATCGTGGACAAGATTGACGAACTCATTGACAAAATAGAATACTGATGGGAGCAGGAAGGCCACGGGTATTTGCGAACCCCCAAGAACTTTGGGAAGATTTCAGCGAGTATTGCGTCAATACAAAGAAGCAACCCATCCTTGTAAAAGATTGGATTGGCCCCAAAGCCGTGGAGGTCTTTCGGGAAAAAGAAGCACCATTGACCATGGAGGGGTTTAAATTGCACCTTTGGGACAAGGGTATTGCTGATGGGGGGAGGGACTATTTTAACAACAAAGGGGGAGCATATGAAGAATTTACCGCAATCTGCCAGCGCATAAAGGAAGCCATCCGAGCCGACCAAATCAAGGGAGGCATGGCGGGCATTTACAACCCCTCCATCACCCAGCGGTTGAATGGCTTGGTGGAAAAGCAGGAAACGAGTATCACGATTGAGCAACCCCTATTCGGGGATGGACTTTAAGTACACCACCGCTATCCGCAAGATTCGGGCGATGACCGCTCGGAAGAAGGTCATCCAAGGCGGGACAAGTGCGAGCAAAACCTTCGGCATCCTTGCGGTACTGATTGACCACGCCGCTCGCCATCCCAAGTCGGAGATTTCCGTGGTCAGCGAATCCGTGCCTCACCTGCGACGGGGGGCGATTAAGGACTTCGCCAAGATTATGCAATGGACCCACCGATGGGTTCCCGATAGGTGGAACAAGACCCTGCTCCAGTACAACTTCGCCAACGGTTCCACGATTGAGTTCTTTTCCGCTGATTCGGAAGCACGCCTCCGAGGGGCAAGGAGGCAGGTACTTTACATCAACGAGGCGAACAACATCGACTTTGACTCGTACTACCAGTTGGCCATCCGTACCAGCCAAGAAATCTACATTGACTTCAACCCCACCCACGAATTTTGGGCGCATACGGAAGTCCTCCCCGAAGCGGATGCGGAGTTCCTCATCCTGACCTACCAAGACAACGAAGCGCTTCCTGATACGATTCGGAACGATATAGAACTAAACCGAGCCAAAGCGGAGCATTCCGCATATTGGGCGAATTGGTGGAAGGTGTACGGCCTCGGTCAAGTCGGGACGCTACAAGGGGCGATATACGGGGATTACACGGTGGTTGAGGGTATAGACCCATCCACGATGAAATTCGTCGCCTACGGCCTTGACTGGGGGTTCAGCAACGACCCAACCGCCTTGGTCGCCGTGTACCGCAGGGGTGACGACTTGTTTATTCATGAGTTGCTCTACCACCGTGGACTGACCAACTCCGATATTGCGGTGCGGTTAAAAGAGTTTGGCATCACAAGGGCTTGGGAGATTGTGGCCGATTCAGCAGAACCGAAGTCAATCGAGGAAATCTACCGCCTCGGATTCAATATCAAGCCCGCATCCAAGGGACCCGATTCGGTCAGGCAGGGGATTGACATCGTGAAGCGATTCAACCTTCATGTGACCAAGGATTCGGTCAACTTGATAAAAGAACTCCGCAGTTACACTTGGGCCACGGACAAGGATGGGAAGGATACAGGAGTGCCGATTGACTCCTACAACCACGCCTGCGATGCCCTGCGATATGTGGCCCTCAACAAATTGGCCGTCAGCAATTCGGGTAAGTATCTTGTGGTGTAACTTTACCACCATGAACCGAGAATACCTCATTGATATCCTGCTTATCGTTGGGCGGGTTGTCGGTTGGTTGCTAATCATAGCGGGAAACATTATTTCGGTTTTAGCAATCGCCCAACTCTTGACCCCCCTATGCAAATGAACCTTGAATCCATCATTGATTTGCTTTTGATTTTTGGCAGATTCTTCCTCTTATTGGTCTTGATTTTTGCAATTGTTTCCATATTATGAAACTCGTACACTACTACCACATCTATTGCGGCGGAGGCGGGCAATGGCAACTCATCATGCACCAGCACATGATGGCCCTTTGCAATTACGGATTGATTGAACAACTGGACGAAATCCGTGTCGGCATCGTCGGCCCTCCCGACCAGCGGAAGGTGGTCAAGGAGATACTGGACAATTCGCTCGTGGCGGCAAAGATTAAGGTGGTAGTCACCCGCACCAATGCTTGGGAGCAAGCGACGCTGACCGAGATGTACAAGGCATCGCAGACCGAGGATGCGGCCTACCTGTACGCCCACACCAAGGGCAGTTCCGACCCCAGCCTCATCAACCAACTTTGGTGCAGGTCCATGGTGTTTTTTAACATCGTCGCTTGGGAACGGGCCATTGCAGAACTCGCCAATGTGGACTGCGTCGGAGCCTACTGGCTGACCAAGGAAGAGTTTCCCCAAATCGCAGACCACAACAACCCCGACGGTTACCCCTACTTTGCGGGGACTTTTTGGTGGGCCAAGTCATCCCACATTCGGGAACTCGGAGAACCCGTAAGGGAACACCGCTGGCAGGCAGAGCATTGGATTGGGAAGCGTGAAGGCATGACCGTCTATAACTCCTGCAAGGGATGGCCAGGTCCCGATAAGTTCGTCATCACATTTTAGCCATGGCCAAAATCCCTGTCATCATTACCAACTTCAACCTCTACACTTGGCCGAAGGCGATGGTCAAGAAACTGATGAGGATGCCTGGGGTTGGACCCATCCTAATCGTGGACAACGATTCTACCTACGGCCCCACGCTGGAATGGTACGAGCAGTTGAAACTGGAAGCCAACGAGGTTGCAGTCATCCGCACAGGTGGCAACTTCGGACACCTCGTAGCATGGCAGGCACAAATCCCGCAGCAGTTGTTTGACATGGGATATCCCGACTACATCGTCACGGACCCCGACCTTGACCTTTCGGCGCTGCCCGATGACACGCTCCTGCGTATGCGGGAACTTTGGTACGACCTACCCGAAAAATCTTATATGTACGAGCAGGAGGAAGGCGACCCGTTTAACGGGGTTAGGTTTTCGGTCAAGGACAAAATCGGCCTTGGCATTCGGACGGACGATGTTCCTACCGATGCCCTGTTCTTCCAGCAGGCCGAACTACGCTACAAGAACCAACCGTACTTCCACGACCTGCAACTTGCGCCCGTTGACACGACCTTTGCCTTCTACCATCACCAACGCTATCAGCGGGTGGTCATCGGAGGGGCAAGGATGGTCGCACCTTACGAGTGCAGGCATCTTCCCTACTACCTGACCGCCGATGACTTGAATGCGGACTGGGAGTTTAGGCAATACCTTGACAAAGCCAACCACGCCAGCACCGCCAAGAAGATTGCGGACGGGCTTAAAATCTTTTGACCATGCAACGATACTGCAACGCCATCCGAACCGCAGGAATAGTTCCAACAACCGTGCTGGAAATCGGCTCACGGGATGGACACGATGCGAAGGCGATTGCAGACCATTTCGGGTCAAGTTCCGTGTGGGTCTGCGAACCAAACCCAAGCCAAGCGGATTACATCGCTCAAGCCTACCCCAACTTCAACCTGGTCCGCAAAGCCATCTATAAGCATTCGGGCAAGTTGGAGTTCATCCAAATGCAGGGCAGTCCTAACGAGGTAGGAACTTCATCGCTCCTTGACCGTTCCTACGACAACCTATACGCCAACGCCAACAGGATTGAGGTGGAGGCTATCACGGGTCGGGAACTGCTCGCAATGATTGAAGGCCCGATTGGGGCTTGCAAAGTGGATGTGGAAGGGGCAAGCCTTGAAGTTTTGCAAAGCATGGGCGATTCCATCCATCGGGTGCAGACCTTTCACCTTGAATGCGAACACGAAGAAGTGTGGGTCGGTCAGGCACTCTACAACCAGGTCGCAGCGTTCATGATTGCGAAAGGGTATGAGCAGGTGGACTTTGACTTCGTGATGCCTGGACTGCAAAGCGATTCTATTTGGATTAAAACCGCCAATTTATGAAACTCCAAGACCTCACTATTGACCAGTTCCAACGCATCGCTGCGCTGGAGTTCAGCCCAGTCCTCACGGACTACGACAAGCGTGCAGGGGTCGTGGCGATAGTTGAGGGGGTGGATGTATCGCTCGTCCGAGAAATGCCCGCCAAGGGGCTAACCAAACGATATAAGACCATCATTGCGGAGTGGAACGAGTTACCCACCCTCGCTTACAGGAGGCGGTTCAAAGCGGGCGGCAAGTGGTGGATTCCAACCGTCTTCACGGACGAGTTGACCGCTGGCCAACTGATAGACCTGATGGACACCGACACCACGGACGAAAAGAAACTCGTCCAAAACCTGCACCGCATCATGGCGACCCTTTGCAGGGAGGGCGGGTTCCTTGGTTACTTCCCAAAGAAATACGACGGGGCTTCGCACCAAGAGCGGGCCGAACTGCTCAAAGCCCACGCCAAGATTGGTGATGTTTGGGGGGTGGTCAGTTTTTTTTTGTTAAGTTCAGAATCCTACTTGAAAGTTTTGAGCGACTATTCCAAGCACCTGACCAAGGGGATGCAGGGCCAGTAACCAACCCGCTTGCTGGGTACGGTTGGCTGATGGTCGTATGGCGGATGGCAAACAAGGATGTGCTGAAATTTGATGCCATCTTTGCGATGAAGGCGGTGGAGTTCTTGAACTACGCCCTGCTGATACACGACATCTTGGAAGCGGAACGGATGGAAGCGGAGCGGATGCGGCGGAGATAGGACACAATTTGCGAGGCTGGACATTTACCACCATGGAGTTTGATGTATTTGTAGGTGGTTCGGGGAAGAAACTGACCGACTTCCAAAAGCAAGCGTTGCCCGAATTCGGTGTCAATCTTGCGGACGGAGCCATTGACAACAAGTCCTACGCCGTAGTCAAGAAATGGTTGGAAGGGGTCATCACTTTGGCCAAGCAGAACCTCGCAAATTCGGGGGCTATTGCAAGCGATTCACTATCGGCAAGTATTGACTTTGAACCCATCACGCTGACCGATACTTCCTTCGTGGTTGCTATTGTCGCCAACGATTACTGGAAGTTCGTGGACCTCGGTGTCAAGGGTGCGGTCAGCAGTAGCCGTGCGCCTAATTCCCCGTTTCAGTACAGGGACAAACGGCCACCTATCCGACCCATCCAAGAGTGGATTGCGTTCAAAAGCATCCCCCTGGAAGGCCGTGACAAGCAGGCCGCCAACCGTTCCTTCGCCATCAACATCGCCAACAAGATTCGGCGGGAAGGCTTACGGGCGACCAACTTTATGAGCAACGCAGCCACCAAAGAAATGGTGGATGTGCTAACCGAAAACATCGCCGAGGTTCTCGGCAAATCAATAAGCGTCGCAACCGTCCGATAACCCATGTCCATATCCGTGCTTTCGGGTTCGCCTCAAACGGCAACCCCTGTTTACAACAAAATGATTTTCAAGGTCAGCGGCTCGCTAACGAGTGCGACCAATTACCGCTATGTCTGCGATGTCAAGAATGGCGCAGGCACGACCACGCTGGCACGGCTAAAGTGCGACAAACTACCAACCACGAATTACGGGTTCTTTGATGTGAGTAGGGTCGTGGAAACCTTGATGGCCCCGACCGTACCAACGCTGGCCCAGGTCGGCTTCGCGGACCATGCGGGGTTCTATTCGGGTTACCGCCTGACCTTCATGGAAGAGTACGGCAACACTCCAGTTGTGCAGACGGGAACGACTACTAATGTCAGCGGAGTCCTTGCGTTTGCGGGGAACTTGGAGCAGTTGGAGTTGGCCGATTGGAGCGGTGGCACTTACTTTCCAAGCAGCGCTTTGCAGGGAGGTGAGAAAGCATTGACAACAACTTCTGTTCAAATTTCTAATCCAGCCAATGCCCTAAATGTGGTCTATTCTAATTCTTACGGATTTTTATGCGGAGGCGCTGGATTTAGCGGAGCGATTGTGTCTGCAAATGTTGTTTACACCAATGCTGCTGGTGCCGTTGTACGCAGTTTTTCAGTACCTCGTCCTTTATCGGTGAGTGGTTCTATTCACCGCTTTGGGGCAGGACCGATGAATCTCAAGGCTTTGACTTCGGGGCAATGCTCGGATGGTCAAGCAGGGTCGTTCAATTTTCCAACAACAGAAGGTGCTGGTTATTACATTCAATTTGTTGATTTAACCGACGCAGGATACACCGCTACTTGGTTCCGTATAGGCCCCTGCGAGCGGTTCAATTCCATCCCCGTCCACTTCATCAACAAGTACGGCGGGATTGACTCCTACACCTTCACGATGAAGAACCGCAAGAGGGCCAATGTGGAGAGGGAGGTTTACGGGTATAACTCGGATGTGTACGCAACCACGACCTACAACAAGATGTGGGCGGGTTCGTTTGACTATGTGTATGCTTTGAATAGCGATTGGCTGACCGATGCCGAATCCGAGTGGCTCATTGAGATGGTCCGAAGCGGGCAGGTATGGTTGGAATTGGACGGCCAACTTGTGGAAGCGGTGGTCAATGCGAACCAGTATCAATTTGTAACCAGACGGAATGACCGCCTCACGCAGTTGCAGATTGAGGTTGCGGTGGCCTATGACAATTCCATCCTATGAGCGTCACCCTAATCGCTTACCCGCTCAACGATAGCAACACCGAAGTGCCCTATGTGCTTGACACGATGGGAGGAACCGACATTGCGGTCACCTATTCTATTGGTGACATTGAGGATGTGACCAAGCAGCGGGGTAGTTTTAGCAAGACGATAACCCTTCCCAACACCCCGACGAATCGGGCCTGCTTTGCCTACGCCTATAACATCCAATCCTTTGTGGGTGGATTCCAACCGAACAAACGCATCCGTGCTGCTATGTGGGAGGATGGGGTGCAGGTGTTCAGCGGAGTCCTGCAGTTGCTATCAATGAGCAAGACCAAGGGAACCGTTACCTACGAGGTGGGCTTGTTCACCGATAATGTGTCCCTGTTTAAAGCCATTGAAGGCAATATGCTCGTCAACACGGCGGGCGTTACAGGAATGAACCACACGCCCACGAGTGGCCATGTGAGCGGCACTTGGACGGCATCGGGTGCGTTGAGCAGCGGGTATGTTTACGGGGTAGTGGATGCGGCGGGGTTCACGGATATCCTCAACCAAGGAGGCGGTTGGTTCCAAGCCCCGTGGTGGAGGCTCGGTCCCAGCATCTATGTCAAGAAGATGGTGGACCTCATTTTCGCCGAGGCAGGGTTCCGCTACTCGTCAAGTTTCTTCAACTCGTCGCTATTCAATAAACTGGTCATCCCATACGCAGCGGGGACCATGCCCGTAAACTTGTCGGGGTCCAATATCCTTGCACAAAGCACGGGGAATGTGACCTTTGCAGGAAGCACAAACGCAACCGCTCTATTCCCCAAAGACACCCCTGCGCCGTTCTACGACAACCCAGGTTATTGGGTCGCATCGTCCAGCGTATTCTCAAATCCAGCCGTTGCAACCCGTTGGAATGTGGATGTCACCCTAACCGTCAGCGGCACAACTGCTGGAAGGTTCGGGGCGAGTATGTCCATCCGAAACATCACGAACTCCACGGATAACGCAGTCATCACGGGGATAAGTTTTGCAACCAATACCCAGTTCACGGTCCGCTTCCAAAATGTAACCATCCCAGCCAACACGACGGCCAACATTGGTTTCGCAGTCACGGCGGGTCCAAACTTTTTGACGAGTACTTTCTCCATCCTGTCGGGGGCAACGGTCCAATGGACCTGCCTTGAAAACCCCGTTGGTATCGGCGTGCTGGATATGCGGACCGCACTCCCTGCCGATGTCAAGCAGAGCGACCTCCTGCAAGATTTGCAGAAGATGTTCAACCTGCAATTCATGCCTGACCCGCAAGACCCCAAACTCCTGTACATTGAACCTTGGAAGGATTTCTACTCATCGGGTTCCTTGGACTGGTCGCAAAAGTCCGACGAGAACGCCGAGCAGAACATCACCAACGGCGACCCCAACGCTTACACCAATGTCATGTTTAAGTACAAAGACATGGGTGACTATTTATCCAAAACCTACAAGCAGTCCTATCCCTTGGCCCGTGAGGGCTACGGCGGGCGAATCTTTAACACTTCCAACTTTTACGGCAAGGGGGATAAGGTCGTGGAAACCCTTTGCGGGACCTTGATACCCGCATCGTTCAGCACCGACAAAATCGTGGGCAGGACTTGGGACATCGACGGAACCCTCGCAAGCGGAACCATCAAAGCCCTGCAGACGGGCTACCGATTAGCGCAGTATAACCTCATTGAAGGACAAACCGAGTGGGCCTACCAATACGGGGTCAGCGGGAACACGGCCTTATCCGTGGGAATCTTGCGGATGCCCTTTGTGTCGCACATTGACAACCCCTACGCCCCGAATGTGGACTTGGCCTTTGGTCAGCCTCGCTTGGTGTACTACAACGCCGTAAACGCAAGCGGCAGCCCGTACGCCTACACCAATAACAACTTGTATAACACCTATTGGCTTAATTACATAAACGAAACGGTCAGTCAGGAAGCATTGCAGTTGGAATTGACAATGATGCTATCAAGCGTGGACATTTACCAACTGGACTTCCGCAAGCCCATCTATTACGGCGGCATTCGTTGGCGACTGCTGGAAATCCGTGACTACCTGGTCGGGCAGATGAAGCCTTGCCGTGTTACGCTCCGCCGCATCCTCAACCTTGCTGACTTTGCGGCAACCACGACCACCCCGATTGCAAACGACCCGTCGGGACTATTCAACGGCCCGATTGACCCCGACCCTGTGGACCCAGGGTATGAAGCACCCGTAAACCCCGAACTACCCTCCGAAGGATAACCATGGCAGATGTAACCAAAGAAATTGTACTTGAGGTTGGCCTCAAGGATTCCACCGCCGCTGGCACAACCAGCGCAAAGACCCGCCTGCGGGAATTGCAGAAGACCCTTGCGGACATGGCCCTCGCTGGCCAAGACGGGACGAAGGCATTCCGTGAGATGGAGAAAGAAGCGGGACGGCTCAAAGACCAAATCGGGGACACCCAGCAGAGGATCAAGAACCTCGCATCGGACACCCGCACCATTGACACCTTCGTCGGGGCCATCCAAGGTATTACTGCTGGATTCCAAATTGCACAGGGTGCGGCGGCACTATTCGGAGCGGAAGAAGAAGAACTGCAAAAGTCCTTGGTCAAGGTCCAAGCGGCCATGGCCCTCGCTAACGGGGTGCAACAGGTGGCCAACCTGCTGAACAAGGATTCCATCCTGATAACCCAAGGCCAAGCAGCGGCGCAGGCATTGTACGCCGTGGCGGTTGGAACCAGCACGGGAGCGATGAAGGCGTTTCGCATTGCACTCCTTGCAACGGGTATCGGTGCAGCAGTTGCGGCAATCGGGTTATTGATAGCCAAGTGGGACGATCTCACCGCAGCGGTGCGACGATACTTGAACTTACCCGACCCGAAGCAAAGAGCAGCGGAGCAAGCCATGGCCCTGCAACGGGAGGAAGCCCAACTGGAGCAGTACCGCCAAGCCTACGACAAGCACACCGATTCCCTCATTGCTGCTGACGCAAAACGCAAAGCCCAGCAGGAGCAACGCCGCAAGGAGCAGGAGGAAGCCACCAAGCAACGCCTGCTGAAACTCCAAGAGGAAAACAACGCCATCATCAAGTTCGTGGAGGACTTGAATCTCACCCTCTACGAGATGGAACTGGACCGCATCAACAAGCAGGACCAACTCCAAGAGGACCAAATGCTCCGCAATCGGGATGCGTATTTGCGAAATATTCGGATGCGCAACGATGCCGAAGCGAAGTCAGCAGCGGGGCAAGCGCAACGGGAAGCGGACCTCGCATCCCTTCGTGAGAAGTATGTCGGACAGTCCTTCGCCGTCATCGGTGACATTATCCAAGCAAGTGCAGGCAAGAGCGAAGAAGCCCAACGGCGAGCCTTCAATGTAGCGAAGGCCGCAAGCATCGCCCAAGCCATCGTCAGCACTTACCTTGCCGTAAACTCGGCCTTGGCTATCAAGCCCACGGAAACCGTCTTCCCAGGTCAGCGGTTTGTTGAGGCAGGTCTTGCCCTTGCCGCTGGTCTTGCGAATGTGGCCAAGATTAAAGCGACCCAATTCCAAGGCGGTGGAGGAAGCGCACCTGGAGGAAGCGTAATGGGTGGAGCATCGGGCGCAAGCATGACCCCGCCGCCCATCTTCGCCAACCCTCAAACGACCAACCTCGGAACGGGCGACCTGTCATCGGGTCAAGGCCAAGGCTCCCAACCCATGCGGGCCTATGTGGTGGAGCGGGACATCCAGCAGACGACCAGCAGGGTGCGCCGCTTGTCCGAATTTGCAACATTGGGGTAACGCCTACATCTACCACCATGGAACTACCCGTATATCGGATGACAGTTGACGAGGTGGATGAAGGCGTGCAGTTTGTCGCCCTCGTTGATATGCCCGCCATTGAAAAGCCATTCCAAGCCTTCGCCAAGACCCCGCAACGATTCGCTGAAACGGGGGAACGCAGGGTCCTGACGGGACCGCTCATGCTGGCCGATACTCCCATCTACCGCAAGGACGACACCTACGGCGAGTACTATGTCGTCTTTGACAAAGCCACCATCCGCAAAATCGTGCAGAAGTATTTCAAGCAAGGGAACCAGCACAATGTGAATGCCTACCACAACGCCGAATTGGACGGGGTCTTCATGTTTGAGAGTTACATCACCGACACCGAGCGGGGCGTACTTGCCCCCAAAGGCTACGAGGACACCCCCGACGGCTCATGGTTCGGGTCGTTCAAAGTGGAGAACGACGAAGTGTGGGAGAACCGTCACGCCTTCAAGGGTTTCTCCGTGGAGGGCCTCTTCGGGATGAAAAATACAGGAACCGAACTGGAGGTCGCACTTGCGGGCCTCGCAGACGATTTGACGAACTTTTTGCAACATATCAACCCAACCTACAAATCCCTTTAATCTATGAACCTAAAAGCAGCCATTGACACTTTGCGGACCGAACTCCGCAAGTTCACAACCCAAAAGCAATCCTTCGCTGACTACAAGTTGGTGGACGGTACTGTTGTCCGTGTGGACGGCGACCTCGTTGCAGGTACTGCCGTTTATGTCATCACCGAAGACGAAACCCTTCCTGCCCCCGATGGCGAGCATCAAGTGGAAGGCGTTGGTGTCATCAAAACCGAAGGCGGCAAAATCACCGAAGTTGTCGTGGCCGAAGCCCCAGCACCTGCCGAGGAAGTGGCCGTTGCTGCCGAAATCACACCCGAAGTTGCGGGTGAAGTGGTGAGTGAAATCGCCGAAGGTTACCCAATGGTGGACCCGTTGATGGTGGAAGAAATCGTCAAGAAGCACCTCGTCAGCATCATGGAGGAACTGAAGGCCGCCTACGCTGAAATGGGCAAGATGAAGGACAAGATGGCCGCATTTGCAAGTCAGATGGAAACCATGACCGACATCGTAGAAAAGGTTGCCGAACTCCCATCCGAAGCCCCGAAGCCAACCGCCTCTGCAATCGTGGAGCAACGGAAGGCATCAGCCGCCCAAAACTTTGCGGCCATCGCACAATCAATCCAAACTCTTAAAAACTCCAAATAACCTTAACCCCCTAAAAACAAAATCATGGCATTTTCTTTCGGAAACCTATCAGCCTACACCGACCAACAAAGGCTGCCCCTAATCACCAAAGCGGTTTTCGCCGCTCGCTCTGCTGCCCTCTTTACCAAGCAAGTTGGTATCAAGTCGGCTGCTGCCCTCAACCTCATGGACACCGATGCAAACATCGGGTCAGGAACCGTCTGCGGTTGGTCTGCAACAGGCAACACGACCTTCAGTCAGCGTAACATCACCGTTGGCGTGATGAAAATCCAAGAGGCTCTTTGCCCTCGCTCACTTGAGCAATACTGGATGCAGTCCCAGTTGACTGCTGGTAGCCAATACGATGGCGTACCATTTGAGCAGGCTTTCTCCGAGCAGAAGGCTCTCCGTATTGCCGAAGCCTTGGAAACCGCCATTTGGCAGGGTAACTCCTACTTCAGCGGTGTAAACCAACTGCTGAACGCCGCATCGGGTTCTACGGTTCTCGCCAATGCTTCCAGCACCACTTGGAATCCAGTATCGGCTTCCGTCGGTATCACGACTTCCAATGTCATCAGCATCTTTGACAAGGTTTACAACGATATCCCGCAGGCTATCTTGACCAAAACCGACCTCGTCATCTTCTGCGGATGGAACAACTTCCGCACCTTGATTGGAGCGTTGAAGTCGCAGACAGGTGTCATGTATAACCAAGTGGACCTCCAAGGGTTGGCCGATGGTGACATCATCTACCCTGGTACAAATGTCCGCATCGTTGCCGTCCCAGGTTTGACCTCTACCAACCGCATCGTTGCAACTTACCTCGGCAACCTGTTCTACGGAACCGACTTGCTCTCCGACGAGGAAAACTTTGAGTTGTGGTACTCCAAGGACAACGATGAAGTCCGCTTCCAAGCCGCCTTCAAAGCAGGTGTGCAGTTCGCCTATCCCGATTTGATGGTTGACTTCCGCCTGGCCTAAGTGTAAGGGGGGCGGGTAACTGCCCCCCGTTATTTTGTTCCACCTTAAAATAAAATATACACTATGTCTTGTTCTCTCACTACGGGCTACGCCCTCGGATGCCGCAACTCGGTTGGCGGTATCAAAACAATCTTCGTGCAAACATTCAACCCAACGGGAACGGTCGCCAACACCACAGGCTCGGTATCGGGAACCCTTGCAGGTACTTGGTTTGAATACGATTTAACCAAAGCGACCTCCAGCATGACCGAAACGCTGAATGCGTCGGTTGAGAATGGAACGCTTTTCTACACTCCCGAACTGACCTTCACTATCAACAAGTTGCAGACCACCGTCCGCAATGAGTTGCGCCTCTTGGCCCAAAATCGGGTGTACGCAATCGTTCAAGACAACAATGACCGCTACTGGTTCCTCGGTGCGGCCAACGGCTTGGAAGTGTCTGCTGGAACCGCTGGAACGGGTACTGCATTTGGCGACAGGAGCGGCTACGAGTTGACCCTTTCGGGCATGGAGCCGAATCCGATGCTGAATGTTTTGTCAACGCAATTCACGGTAGCCTCGGCACAAATCAGCGGTTCGTAAACTATCTTTGACCTGCGGGTTCTCATACGCCCGCAATGGTTTAGTGGTTAGGGCCATCTCTCACGGGGTGGCCCTTTTTTTTTGTACCTTTGGGCATGAGAATTTGCATCGTTTACAACGCCCACCCAACGGGGTGCTCCTTCTATCGCTTGGAGATGCCGAACGCCTACCTCGGCGACAACTTCACGGAGTTTGACTATGTGTGCGTGGACAACATCGCCAATGTCAATGATGAGGACCTAAAGACCGTTGATGTGTGGCTTTTCAATCGTTTGTGGTGTCAAGGTACGCTGGACCAAATTCGGAAGGTATACGAGGCTCTCACAGCGTTTGGGGCGAAGGTGATACTTGACCTTGACGATTACTGGGTGCTGGAATCGGGACACATCATGTACCGCCATTACCTGGACACCAAACTTGACGAGCAAATCCGTGAACACATCCGCTTGGCTGACCATGTGACCACGACCACGGAACACTTGGCACAGAAGATTCGCCTGCTCAACAAGGCCGTCACCATCCTGCCCAACGAACCCTACGAAGCCTACCAGCAGTACTTGCCCGACACGAATGCAGAACCCGAACCGCACTTGTTCAAGATTGGTTGGTTCGGAGGGGCGCAGCACCAAGAGGACATCGCCCTTGTGGAGCATTCGTTTGGCTTGCTGGCTCATGACAAATCCCTTGACGGCCGATACAAAATCTACCTTGGCGGGTGGAACGAGAACCCTGTTTACGCCGATTACGAAAAGATGCTCTCCTGCCGTGGGCTGAACAAGAATTACGGACGCATCCAAGCGGCGGACATCTACTCCTATGTCGGGGGGTACAACTTCATCAACGCCACCATTGCACCCCTCCGAGATACCAAGTTCAACCGCCTTAAATCGGAATTGAAAGTCGTGGAAGCGGGATGGATGGGCAAGGCTATCATCGCATCCGAAACCATCCCCTACACGGACATAATTACTCACGGCCACAACGGCCTGCTGATACCATACGGCAAGAAGGATGCTTGGTACAAGGCGGTCCGCAAGTTTGTGAACGAGCCCGACTACGCTCGCTCCTTGGCCGTGCAGTTGAGCAAGGATGTTCGGGAACGGTTTGACATCAGCAAGACCGCTGAACGGAGGGCCGAACTCTACCGAAGCATCGGGCGCAAATTGTGAAATTGGCGGGCAAAGTACATTTAGGGGTAGAGTGATTTACCTATCCCCCAACACCACTAACACGATTGTCGTCACTTGGACGCAACGGGCCTCTTCGGGGGACCGTTACATCCTGCGGCTCACGAACATCGCCAAGAACCTGACCACCGACTTCACAATCCTCAAGACGGCCAACCTTTCTTCCTACACCGAACGCTATGATAAATTTCAGATTACCCTGGGGGCTGTTGAAACGGGGTCGTATCGTTATGAAGTTTACGATACCAGTAGCACGGTTGCAGCAGCCGTTGCGGTGGTTGAAACGGGCTTGGCGTATGTACAGGTAATCAGCCTCACATTTAACACCTTCGCCAATACCATCCAGTACAATGTCTACGGCGCAAGTGCCGTCAGCATTTTTGATTCAACCTTTGACCAAACATTCCAATGAGCGTACAAACACGCAGTCAGTTACAGGCTTCGGCCCTGACCATCACCAACGAAACCGTTGCCGCAGCCAATACCGCCGTCCGTGTGGGTGGACTCTTTGACGACCTCGCAGATACCGCCACCTTGGACCGAGAGCGGGGCGTGGCGAACCTGTACCTTGACACGGACACCAACTTCACCCCAACCCAAGGGAGTGCGGTAAAACTGACCTCTGCAATGAAGTCGGGTCTGCTGACTACCTACAATTTTTCACGGACGACCAGTTCCATCACCTACACAGGCACAACCAATGCGTCGCTTCGGGTGTCGGTTAACATGGTGATTTCACAAGGAAACGGCAACCAGGTCAAGATTTACATTGCAAAGAACGGCACCGCTATAAATCAGTCCATGGCTGACCTCACGCTATCGCACGACAACGGCCATGCGGTGTTCACCGAAACCGTTCTGCAAGGTGCGGTCAATGACGAATTTACTATCTTGGTCAACGCTATAAGTAGTGGGTCCAATATCACGATTTCGGCTCTATCCTTCACCGTCCACACACTATGAGCAGCATAAAACAATCGTTCACCCAATGGTTGGGTATTGAACACAAAGTCCCTGTGATGCTTGAAAACAAAGCGGGCAAGTACATCACCTACGGGGCGTTCAACGAGTACCCGTATTACCTCCTTGACAACTACCGCCGCAGTTCAAAGCACAACGCTATCGTCAACGGGAAGGTCAATTACATCGTCGGCGGAGGCTGGCAGCCAGGGGAAAAGATGACGGTTGAGCAGCAGGCAAGGTATGCCAAGTTTTTTGACGGGTTGAGCGAGCATGACGACCTCAACGACATCACCGAGAAACTCGTCCTTGACCTTGAACTATTCAACGGGTTTGCGGTCGCGGTCACATGGAACAAGATGGGAACCATCGCCAAGATGGAGCATATTCCCTTTGAAAAAATCCGAGTGGACAAGGACGAGCGGATGTTCCAAGTGGCCGATTGGTACGACGATGCCATGGTCCAACTCTACCCCAAAATCGGGGATGTAGAGAAAATCCCCGCCTTTGATGCAGACAACCGCATCGGCAAGCAGTTGTTCTATTACAGGGTCTATGCTGCAGGCGTGAAGTCCTACCCCCTCCCCGAATACATGGGAGGGTTGGCTTGGATTGAGGCCGATGTGCAGGTGGCTAATTTCCACAACAATAACCTGCGGAACAACTTTTGGGGCGGGTACTTGATAAACTTCAACAACGGCATCCCGACCACCGAAGAGCAAGGCGACATTGAGCGTCAAATCAAGCGCAAGTTTAGCGGGACCGACAACGCTGGTCGCTTTGTGGTGACCTTCAACGAGGATGTGAGCAAGGCTCCCACCTTAGAACCGCTCACACCGAGCGACATGGACAAGCAGTTTGAGATTTTGAACAAAGCCATCCAGTCCGAAATATTCATTTCGCACCGTGTCGTGAACCCCATGCTATTCGGAGTGAAGACCGAAGGACAACTGGGAGGCAGGCAAGAACTGGTGGAGGCTTACGAATTATTCAAAGCGACTTATGTGAACGACCGAGTTCGCAAGGTGGAGCGGATGATAAACTACTTGGGTTCGTTTAATGGCGTGGATGGGATGGAACTGATTCCTGTGGAACCGATTACCGAGCAGTTAAGCGAAACCGCAATGATTCAAGCAATGACACCCACCGAACTGCGGGAGAAAGCGGGATTGCCTGCTATTGAGATTAAGACCGAAAGCAGCGTGCAGGATGTCATCACGGCCATTAATAGCCTCTCTCCGCTGGTTGCAAACAAGGTGCTGGAGTCAATGTCACCCAACGAAATCCGTGCGCTTGTATCACTTCCTGCGAAGGCAGAGGGTCAAGGACTGGTGACCCCCGCTGGCACGCCTTCGGATGTCGTCGGACCGAACGCCCAACCCGACGAGCAACCGCAAACCCCCGCCATGATGGGCAACGACAACATCAAGAAATTGTCGGGCCGTGAGTACCAAAACCTCATGCGAATCGTCCGCCATTATGCGCAGGAAAAAATTACCTTGGAGATGGCCCGCACGATGCTATCCGCTGGTTTCGGCTTGACCCCCGAAGAAGTCAACACCCTGCTTGGCGTGCAAGAGCAAGCCTTCAGCGAACCCCAATGGGGCGAAGAAGATACCGAGGACTACGGATGGGGGGAGGAAGAGTTCAAGGTCTTGGAGGTGGTCGCAAGCAAGTTTGGGAGTAGTTCGGACGACTATGTGGTAATGCACTCCAAGCCAATGCGGTTTGACACCGACTTGGACGACCAGGTCCGTCAAGCCTTCGCAGAACTTGGCGAGGAGGAGAAGGAACTGGATAAAAAAATTGAAGCCTACCGCAAGAAGAACCGTGACGCAAGCGTGGAAGAAATGGCCAAGGAGTTCGGGGTCAGCAAGGCGAAAGTCGCCAAGCGGGTCGCCTACTTGATTACCAAAGACCGTTACCCCATCGCCCGTGCCGTGGACCAAATCGCCAAGGAAGGTGCCAAGCCAACGGATGAACCCGTGCTGGAAGTACGCTACAAATATTCTTGGGCCGCAGGTTTCAGCAACAAAGACAAGAGGACGAGCCGTGAGTTCTGCAAGGTGATGCTGGACCTCGCTGACCAAGGCAAGGTTTACACCCGTGACGACATCAACGGCATCAGTAACATCATGGGCTATAGCGTTTGGAATCGCCGAGGCGGTTGGTATCACACGGCCAGCGGAGTGAACCGCCCCCAATGCCGCCACATTTGGGAGCAGCAGATAGTAATCCGTAAGGGCAATAAAATCACGAAAGCATGAAGGCACTCTTTATCAGCGAACAAACCCTGCTGGACAATTCGGTCATAAACGAGAATGTATCGTTTACCCAAATACGGCCCACCATCGTGAAGGTCCAAGAGATGCGGATTCAGCCTATCGTTGGGTCTGCTCTTTATAGTGAAATGGTGACGCAGGTGGTGAGCGGTACGACCACGGCCCTGAACACCACTCTACTGGAGGACTACATCCAACCCGCCATGGTGCAATGGTTGTACTACGAACTCCCGATGGTATTGGCGTTCAAATACATGAACAAGGGGATGGTCCGCAGAACCAGCGAGGAATCTTCCCAAATGTCCATGGACGAAATCACCCGCCTCACCGACAAAGTGAAGAACGATGCGGAGTGGTATTCCGAAAGAATTACCAGATACCTCATGGAGAACCGCACCGACTATCCGCTCTTCAATTCCCCGCCATCCGCTTTGGATACCATCTACCCGAACGGCACGAACTACAACACTGGGATGGCCTTGGACGCTCGGACCCTGCGCCGTGGTGCTGGCTTGGACCGCCCTTGGCCATACGGCTACGACCCCTACTGCTCCAACTGCTGAAACCTATGGGAGCGCACTCAAAAAATATTCTGAAATTACAGGCTTATGTCATGGATAAAAATCAAGCAGGCACTCCTTGCGCTTGCAAATGCTCACCCGCAAGTAAACTCCTTCGGGACGGGGGATCCTCTTGCAATAGGGACCGACAACACGATAAACCTGCGAACCCCAAGCCGTGAGCGAATCGTCTATCCGCTCGTTTTTGCGGATGTTCAGTCAGCAAGCACTGACTTGGGCAGTTTGGTTCTTACTGTGGGTGTCTATTTTTCTGACCGAGTGGAATCCATTGCCACGATGGGTGGAGTGGTTTCGGGAAGCCCGACGCTGGGTTGGCAAGACAACGAAGACGAGGTTTTGAGCGACCAACTGCAAATCGCCCAGGACTTCATATCGTCGCTCACAAACGACCCGACGCAAGAATGGACCCTAAGTACCTCCGTGTCATTAACGAGGTTCGTGGAGAGCCGTGATGACCGCACGGCGGGGTGGGTGGCTACTCTATCGTTTGCTATCCCGTACTCTCACTCCGTTTGTGAAATTCCTACCTAAGATACATTTACCCTTACAAGCAACCCAAACAAAATGCCAACTCCAATCTTACAACAAATGCTCGGTCAGGGCGGTTCCATGAAATTCGTGGACGCAGCCGTCACGGGCGAGAACTTTGACTTTATCGTTGTCAACACCGCCGCAACTTTTACGACCTTGACGGGTACAGGAGGCGAAAATCTTCTAACCGCTTACGCAATGAGCGGCAAGTCCGTATCTGCGGGCATCGTCATCAGCGGAAGGAACGGCGGCAAGATTACGGCCGTCACTCCAAGCGTCGGTTCGGTAATCGGATACACCTTCCTCTAAGCAATGTTCATCGGCTACGGCTACGGCTATCCATTAAGCACCCTGCAAGGCGGTGGCTTATCGGCTTCGGCTTGGGCTGCGTTCAACACCCGTGCTGATGCGGATGGAGCAACCACGGCAGAGGCTGCGGTTAGCGGTTGCCTGTTCGGTCGCTTTGCTACGATTTACAACTTCTAACAATGCCGACACCTTCGCTCCTAATCGTTCCCGCACGCTTCAAGTCGGGTAAACTTTACTCGCAAATCCCAACCAGCGGAGCGGGTGATTTCACGGTCACCCGTGCGACCAACGCAACCCGTGTAAACGCAAGCGGACTTATTGAGTCGGTGGCTTCGGGGATTCCGAGGTTGGACTATTTCGCAAGCGGTGGAACGGTTGGGTGTCCTGCGTTGCTTGTGGAGCCGAGTGGGAGTAATTTGGCGTTGCAGAGTGAGAACTTTTTGACGAGTTGGACGCAAACAAGTTTGGCAATAACGACGGGATTTACATCACCATCCAATAACGCCAACGGCACGCTAATTGAGGCGTCGGCAAATACAGGGCGATTAAGACAAACCTTTGCTGCAATTACAAGCGGAACAACGCACACTTTCTCTTTATTTGCTGAGGCAGGGAACCTTGCCCTTGCAAGTGGTGTTTCATTAGTATTTCAAGAAGGAACAGGCACGAATTTTGTGTCGGGCGTTGCTCAATCATTTAGGCTTGACACAGGAACGCTTGGTGCAAGCGGAACTCTTGGTGCAGGGTTCACCCTTACAAGGGCAAGCATTGAAAATTACGGAAACGGATGGTATCGTTGCAGTATGACAGTGACTGTTTCATACACGCCAGCATCGGCTAATATATCAATTCGTCCGACATCAACAATAGTATCCAATCTTCCTGCAACCGTCAGCGGAGGAACCGCATATATATGGGGCGCACAACTTGAAACAGGCTCGGTCGCAACTTCCTACATCCCCACCACCACCGCAGCGGTCACCCGAAACGCAGATGTGGTTTCGGTCAGCGGAGCGGTGAGCGGAAGTATCGGGCAGTTAAGCGGGACTATTTATGCGGAGGTGGATGTGAGGAATTTATTTGCTGGTTCTTTACTTGTGGTAGACGATGGAGATACATCCGATTTTATCGCCATTGGAAGGTTAGCGAATCTTACGATAAGAGCGCAAATAAGAAGGGCAGGGGGTTCTACTACAACTATCATCACAAGCAGCGCAGTTGCTCTTGGTGTTCATAAAATAGCCCTTGCTTATACCAATGGCGATTATGCACTTTATATTGATGGAGTGAGTGCAGGTACATCAACAAACTCAACCAATTACCCCGCAACATCATTGACGCAATGCGTCCTGTCAAATACAAATTATGTGCCTTTCAACGACCGCATCCTTGAAGCTGCCCTCTACACCACCCGCCTAAGCAACGCTGAACTTGCAGCCCTCACCGCATAACAATGGCCACCTTCCGCAAGTTCGCATTCCCCAACCAAGCAACCGCTGACAAGTTGCTCGCATCCCTGCAACCGTTGGACTTCGCCGTGCCAGTCGGTGAGATAGATAACACCGTCTGCGTGGATGTGTTATTCCAAGACGATTGTCCTCCATCGCTCAACCCCTACATCGTTTGGCCCACGCCTTGCGGGGTGCATTCCTTCCTCGGTTGGGACGCTCAATACGAGGCTGACTACAAAGAATTTGCAACACCGCAAACCAAATAACATTTCCAACTATGGGACTATTTAAGCGCAACCCTAACAAACCTAACCTCATGCAATCAGCCATCATCGCACTACTTCGCCACCTGCTAACATTTATCGGTGGTACACTCGTCGCCAAAGGGGTCATTGATACCGCAACGCTCACCGAAATCATCGGTGCGATAATTACCTTGTTGTCAGTTGGTTGGATGGCCGTGGAGAAAGTAAAGGCTAAACCCGAAGCACCGAAGGCGTGAACCTGATAGAAACCACTATCATCGGGTCCATCTCCGCAATCGTCGGGGGTGCAGTTGCTTGGCTGACCAAAGGCAAATTCACGGCCGATAGTTTGCAGGTCAAGCAAGCCCAAGCGGTGCTGGCTATGTGGCAGGCTACCGCCGAAGCACAAAACAAAGAGTTGACTGAATTACGCAATGAACTTGTAGTTTTGCGTCAACGGATTGAGTGTTTGGAAAGTACAATCCATGCACTTGAATCCGAGAACGCAACACTAAAAGCCATGCAATGATTCTGCCAACCACTAAGCACTCCCGAAACATCCACGACATCACCTGCCAAAGCGGGCAGGAGTTTCTTCTAATCAGCGACCTGCATTGGGACAACCCCCATTGCGATAGGGGACTGCTGACCAACCACCTAAAGGAAGCCCAACGGCGCAGCGCAGGAGTCATCGTCAACGGTGACTTTTTTTGTTTGATGCAAGGCAAGGGCGACCCAAGACGGAGCAAGGAAGACATACGGGAAGAACACAATAACGCCAGGTACCTGGACTCCATCGTCAACACGGCCGTGGAATGGTTTGCACCCTATGCAAAGAACCTGCTGCTGGTTGGCTACGGGAACCACGAAACATCCATCATCCACCACCAAGAAACCGACATCCTGCAACGCTTCGCAAGCACGCTGAACTACGCCACGGGGTCAGCGGTTGAGGTTGGCGGATACGGCGGCACGATTGATATCCGAGTGCAACACGACAACCTCCGTGGGGTCAACTTCGTAGTGCATTATTTTCATGGTGCAGGTGGGGGAGGCCCCGTCAGCCGTGGAGTAATTCATGACCAACGGTTACTCGCATCCACCGAAGGCTACGACTTGACTTGGATGGGCCATGTCCACGAGTTATACTACCACCAAAACATGATTCACCGCTATGACCGTTCCACGAAGACGCTCCTTCAAAAACCTATTCACCAACTTAGGACGGCGACTTACAAGGAAGAGTGGGACGGAGGGTACATGGGCTTTCATACTGAACGAGGAAGAGGCCCGAAGCCTTTGGGAGGCTATTGGATGAAATTGGAAACGAGCCGCAATGCCAGCAAGGACAACAAAGGTCCCGAACTGCAACTGCACGCCACCTTCACTCCTGCGGATAGGTTGTATTAGCCCTCCTGCGTATCGTTGGCGGTTAGGTACAGGTAGCCGTACTCTTTCTCCGCATTGAACTGCGGGCAAGCCTTGGTCACCCCTGGGAAGTCCCGATGGCCACAAATGCGGGCCTTGGGATACTTCTGCAACCAAGAGAGCAGCACCCCTGCGATGGCTTGCCTCTGCTGGATGGTGCGGTCATCGCTATCCTTCCCGCCAATGTAAGACACATGCAGGCTTGTACTGTTGTGACCCGCCACCCCGTTGGTCACCTTGTCGTCGGTGGCCAAGGTCATGATGTTCCCGTTGGGTTCTACAATCTTGTGGTAGCCTACCGCCTTCCAGCCCAACCCCTCCTTCCAATGTTTGCGGATGGATGCTATGGTGGTGTTCTTCGGCGTGGCCGTGCAATGCACAACGAGGTGGGTAATATCTCTCATTCTTCGGGGTTTAATAGGGGGTAATAGCAGACGGTGTGGTCTTCGTCCTTGGGCAACTGGGAGGCAGACACTTCATGGACCCCTGCCCATTGGGCTTTGGCGGGGTCATACCCAAGCAGTTCGCAAGCCCTGCGGTACTCGCACAGGAGGGCGTGGTTCTGCTCCAGGTCTTGGGGTGATACCGCAATCATGAGCCGCTCCAAGGCGTTCGTGAGGGCTTTGGCGGGTCGGGTGGAGTGGTATGGCATAGTGCAAAATTATGCACTTTTGATTACAAATATGCCGAAAATTAGGAATTTATACCGCATCGGGGGTAAATGCCCAAAAAGAAAATCACAAAAAAAAAATGACTACAATGGTCGCAAAAGGAAAAACCGCCGTATCTTTGACCTACAAACCAAGCACTAAACCACAAAATCATGAGAACAAACATTGAAGTCACCACGAATCACCCAGCCCACCAACAGGTAATTGAGTTCATGACTGAACTACTCCCAAAGGTTGAAATGGCAAAAACCGAATTTGATGCACTACAAGTGGTCAGAGAGAACTGTTTAGATACTCCTTTCTTTTGGGGTGCAGGCGGTCATCATATCTGGATTCATCATTCCGAAAAGCCTAACGAAAGAGTAGCAATTATTCGCTACTAAACAAACCGAGAGGTGCGGCTCGCCAACGCACATTCTTTTATTCCACCCACCAAACCCAAAACCATGACCCACGAAACCAAAACCAAACTCAAAGCCGCCCTTGCGACGGGCTACATCGTGCTGACCGCCTGCCTCGGCCTCGCATTTTTCGGCAGATTCATTCTTGCAATCATCACCAACTAAACCCCAAACCATGCACAAATTCAAAACAACCAACATCAAAGGCAAGGACTATGTTGAAGTCAACCAACGCCTGCTCTTCTTCCGCAACGAGCCAGCCTATGCAGGTTGGTCCATTGAATCCGACCTCGTTGACCTGCAACCCGACCGCTGCTGCATCAAGGCTATGATTCGGGATGCCGATGGCCGCATCCGAGCAACGGGACACGCCCATGAGGACCGCACCTCCAGTATGATTAACAAAACGAGTTATGTAGAAAACTGCGAAACCTCTGCCTTTGGTCGTGCCTTGGCAGCCTTGGGAATCGGGATTGAAACGAGCATCGCATCCGCCAACGAGGTGCAGATGGCTATCGCCAAGCAGGACCAGTTCAATGACTTGACCGACAAACTCGGCCTCGTTCCCGCATACGACGACCTCACCGCCGCAACGCTCAAAGCCGACTTCATCAAGTTGGTGCAGAAGTTACCCGCCGACCAACAGGAGCGGTTCATGAAGGACATCGACCAAATGACCCCCGCCCGATTTGAAAAGGGTATTCAATTCATCCAAAACCAACTCTCTAAAAAATAAGCCATGACCAACCTACTAACCCAATGCAATGCGGATGTGTATAAAGCCATCCTTGACATTAAAGAAAGCCAACCCGAAATTGGGGAACGCCTCATCTCTATCCTGCAAGAAAACCGAGAATTTTATCATATAACTCTTAGTGATATTCTTTGGTTTAGTGCCCATCTTCCTTGGCCAATATGGGACCGCAAGGTCCACACCTTCCACCTACTATTCCAATCCCAACAAACAACCACAATGCCATGAACCATTTAGTAACCATCCCCAAGTCGGACATCAGCAAGGCTGACATCGCCGACATCGCCGCTGGCCTTATCCTCCGCATCGAGGAAGGCGAGGTCAACCCCATCGCCGCCCATGTACGCCTCAAAGCGGTCGTCAAAGCCTTGGAGCAAGTCCTCAAAGCGACCGAGGACATCGTCCGTGACGAAGCCGAAAAGCACGGCAAGACCTTCTCCGCCTTCGGGGCTGAAATCCAAGTCAAGGAGGGGGCGTTGACACCCGACTACACGCACGACCAAGTGTGGAGCGACCTGCAGGCAAGCATGAAAGCAAGGGAAGAACTACTAAAGATGGCCTTCCGCAACGCTGGCAAGGCAACGGTGTACGACGAAGCAACGGGCGAGGCGGTTCCTGTGTGTCCCGCCAAGGGGACAAAACCATCCATTGCAGTAACTTTTAAAGCCAGTTAAGATGAAAGACGGACAAACATTCGGCCAATGGCTGAAGTGGGATTTTGAGGGGAATGGGGATTTGAACATCAATGACAAAAACGGTTCCATAATCTACATTGAGAATTCACATGGTACTTGGGCAAAGTGGGAACGCAATTCTAAAAGCGAAATAACCTACCACGAGAACTCAAATGGCCAAATCATTGACAACCGCATCCCCGAAATCATCGAACGCAACGGCCACAAATACCAACTAATTCCCTAACCATGCCCAAACCCAAAGGAAAAGAAATCCAACGAAGGGTCGCCACCATCTACGCCGTGTCGTACCTCGCCTCACGCCCATACAGGGCATCAGAACTCGCCAAAGTGCTTGGGGTGACCATGCGTACCACCTACCGAATCCTAAGCGATTTACGGGCCTCTAATTGGCTCGTACAAGAAAACTGCAAATACTCAATTCAACCTAACCAAACCCCAACCCAAACCCCATGAGCGATTACCAACCCCAACCCAACACCTTCACCCTGTTCGCCAACGATAAGGGTGACAATCCCAAGCGGCCCGACTACAAGGGCGACATCATTCTCCCCGACGGAACCAAGATGCGCCTGTCCGCATGGGTCAAGGAAGGCAAGAGCGGCAAGCGGTTCCTGTCAGGCAAAGTGGAACCATTCCAGCAGCAGACCAGCGGCGGGAATTTTGCACCCCAAGATGGTGATATGCCTTTTTAGTGTAACTTTGTGAACTAATTACATTTACCAATATAGCCCATTTGTAATTCCAGCCAAATGGTGCGTCCGATAAAGGGTTCACTCTCTAACCCCTGCCCCGACTGCTGGAATCAGTCGGGGTTTTTTTTTCTTTGCTATGGCAACAATTTCACTATTCAAGGCCGCAAAAGGAGCGGCAACACGGAACACCACGCCCGACGATCACCTGGAATTTGCGGAGTACATTACCAATATCCGTGAGGGGTATTGGTACAACGAGGTAACCGCATACCGTGCGTCCAAGACGGACGAAACCAAACGCAGGCTTTCTGCCGTTACTCCCAGCGGCAAGTTTAAGAAGCAGGGCAGGGATGGACTTGACACCCATTCGGGGATCCTTTGCATTGACATTGATGCCAAGGACAACGATGGCGTAAACATGAAGGCTCTCCTGAATGACGAGTTTCTGCTTGCAATGCACAAGTCCACAGGCGGGGAAGGGTATGCCGCCTATTACCGCATTGAACCCGATCGTCACCTGGAGGCGTTCTTCGCCCTGGAAAAACGATTGGCCGATAAGTACCACATCATTATTGACCCTGCATGCAAGGATGTGTCCCGCCTGCGGTTTGTCAGTTTTGATCCCGAAGCCTACCACACCGAACGCAAGGTGGCCGTATTCAAAGCCTACCTACCCAAAGCCAAGGCAACTCCTGCACCCAAATTCTATCCACACGGCGAGCATGATGTTGAGCATATCGTCCAGCAAATTGAAGCCAAGCGCATTGACCTTACCAACTCCTATGCTGACTGGGTGAAGATCGGCTTTGCCATTGCGGCAAAGTACCAGGACATGGGTGCGGACCTATTCCATCGGGTTTCAGCCATATCCCCAAAGTACGACCCGCAAGCCTGCGATCGGAAGTACAAAGCCCTCTGCCAAACCAAGCAGAACTCCGTGTCCTTTGCATCCTTCATGTGGCTGGCTAAGAATGCGGGCGTTGAAATCCAAACCCCGCAGACCCGCCACATCGTGTCAACCGCCAAGACCCACCGCATGCGGGTGGGAACCAACGGCGGCCCCAAGGACATCGCCTCCGCTACCGAAACGGCGGTCCGCATCCTTCGGGAAATTGATCAGATTGATGTTGAGCAGTTAGATGAAATCGTCGCACACACCATGCAAATGGATAGCGATGAACTGAAAACCGCATCCACCGAGGATTCGCCCATCAAGCAGATCAAAGCGTACCTGCGATCCTACGACCTGCGACGCAACGCCGTGACCAGAAACATTGAACTGAACGGCCAACCTATTAACGACACGGACCTCAACAACATCTATGTCGCTTGCCTGGAGAACTTTGGCAAGAAGGAGGTCAACATGCAACTGGTCAACGCCATCGTGGATTCGGATTTCGTTGTCACCTACAATCCGTTTTTGGAGTTCTTCGCCAAGAACGGCCACCGCCAACCAAAGGGGTGCATTGAAGCCTTATCCAATACGATCACCAGCACGACGCAAGAACACGCATTTGTGCAGATGTGCATCTACAAGTGGCTTTGCTCCGTCGTTGCAAGCATGCAGGGCGATTACTCGCTTGCTATCTTGGTGCTATGCGGCGATCAAGGAATCGGCAAGACCAACTTTTTCAGGAACCTACTCCCTGCTGAACTGCGGTCCTATTACGGGGAATCCAAACTGGATGCAGGCAAGGACGACGAGATCCTCATGTGCAAGAAGATTATCCTCTGCGATGACGAGTTCGGGGGCAAATCAAAGCAGGAGGCCAAGAAACTGAAGGAACTATCCTCCAAGCAGACCTTCAGCATCCGCAAGCCTTACGGAAGGGTCCACGAAGATTTAAACCGTTATGCGGTCCTTTGCGGGACTTCCAACGACGAAGAAGTCATCAATGACCCGACGGGTAACCGACGGATCCTGCCCGTGGTGGCCGCAAGCATTGACTGGGATGCCTACGATGCCATTGACAAGACCGACCTATTCATTGAGTGCTACCATGCCATCCAAACCCACGGAAGCGATGCCTGGCA